CAACAGGTAGGCGCCGATGATCTCATGCACCGTTGTCGCCACCGTGGTCGAGCCGACCTTCCACGTCGCAGTGAGCAGGTCGAGTTCGGCGGTCTGCGCCGCAGTCAACGCGACCGTGCGAGCAGCCGTCGACGTCCCAGACGTCGCAGTCGCCGGAGCGATCACCTCGGAGCCGTCCGAGCCGGTCACACCGACCGTCACCGTGCCCGGATCGGCAGGTTCACCCTCGGAGTCGACCGGCTGCCACGACAACGTGGCCGCGGTGCCGGCGAGGATCTGTTGATCGGCGACCGTCGACAGCAGCATTGGTCACCGCCTCTCAGCGAACGGTTTGCTTGCGAGACGCCTTCGCAACCGGCTTGGCGGGCGGAGTTTCCGCGTCCTCGTCCACCTCGACGGTTCCGCCGAGACGCTTGATCTCGGCGTCACACGCCGCGACCCGATCCTCCAGGCCACGACGCGCATAGCCGGCGCGCTCGCGAATCAGCGCATCCACGTCGCTCACGTCGCCACCAGATACGGGATCACCGACGTGGTCGTCGGCGTCGCGATCGTGGCAGGGGCGGTCGCTCCGACGCCTGAGCCGTGCGACTGCACGAGCACCGGGACCGAAAGTCCGATCGCACCCGCCACCGAGGCATTGCCGAGGTCGAACCCCTTGAGCGTCGGGACCGTGCTCGCGGTGAACGAGATCGCTGCGTAGTACAGCCCTGATTCCGTGATGAGCTGCGCGGTCGCGAGCGCCACGGTGAAGGCGGTGTTCGCCGCACGAGCCGTCGAGCCGAAGTCGGCGGACTGAGCGAGCAGCGCCCCGGCCGGCGAGTACAGGGCCACGAATCCAGCGGTCGGAGTACCCGCCCCCGTGGTTGCGGTCACGAACGTGATGTTCGTGACCTTGTCGCCGGGATGCAGCACGATGCCAGCGGACAGCACGACGCCGGACGCAGCGATGGCGCCGTTGGCCGACGCCATGTAGCGCGGGATCGTTTCGGCGAACGTGGTGTTCGTCGGCTTGCCCTGACGCACCCAGTCGTCTGAGTAGAAGTTTCCGTTCTGTCGAGTCATTCGAGGTGTCCTTTCGGGACAAGGTGAGACGCCGGGGCGGGTGAGTGCCCCGGCGTCTCAAGTTGTTGGGATCAGAACGTGGGCGCGGCCAGGCCGGTGCCGGTGATGTCACCGGTCGCCAGCGGGTAGCGGCCGGCGGTGAACGCCGAGTACCCGTAGACGACGAACTTGACCAGCAGGTTGCCGGCGCCGGTCTGCTCGGCGCGGATGAGCAGCGGCGCGGCGCTGTCCTCCCACAGGTGACACTCGGACGCGTCCACCCCGAGGATGGGGTCGACGGTGCCAGCCCCGGTGTTCGTCGGGATGTTGCGGTCGAGGATCACCCGTGCGCCGAGGATCGACGCGCCACCAGCGGCGTACGACGTGTCACCGAGCGTGCCGGCCTGCTGATTGCCGGCCATCGGGACGGTCAGCAACGGCGACGTCGACGCGAGCTGCGACGCGATCCACCACCAGCGGCGGGGGTGCATCACGAAGTGCGAAAGACCGTTGTTCGTTGCAGCCTGGATCTGCTGGACGAGGTCGGCCAGCTTCGGGTACAACTCCGCTGCGGTCGGGTCGCCGTCGGTGTACGTGACGGCCACGTTGCCCGACACGTTGCGAACACCGAGGTGCGTGCCCGAGGTGCCGTCGTCGTTCAGGATGCTCGAGTCGAGTGTCGTGTGGTACTCGCCGATGAGATCCTGGATGACGATCTGGTCGATGCCGGTGCCTCGGTCGATGGCCTGACGGGAGACGTCCTGCTGGCCGGCGATCGTGCGCACGTTGACCGTGAGCAGCGTGTCGTCCATGTCGGTCTCCTGCACGCCTGCACCCTCGGTCGCCTGGATGGCAGCTGCCGAGCTGGTCGTGATCCGGGAGATGTTCACCGTCATGCCATCCGCTGGGAGCGGGTGCTTCCGGCAGATGTCGGCGAACGGACGCATCGCCTTGATCTCGGGGGCGACGAGGTCGGTGAGGTACTGCGGGACGGTGAGGCCGGTGAACGCACCGGTCCCGACGTCGCGGGACTGGATTCCGGCGAGTGCGCCGGCACGCTCGACGCGCTCCTCGGCCATGTGGCGACCGAGCCGCTCCGCGGCGACGAAGTCGCCACGGGTCTGCGCGTTCATGACGTCACGGAGGAACGACACGCCTTCGCGCTCGGAGGCGGGGCTGTAGGTGCGGGCCTCCTGGCCGACGCGGATCTGTGTCTGCGCAGTGGCGGCGCGGTTGGCGCCGGTCGGATGCACCTCGGTCTGGAGTCGCGATGCGGCTTCGTCGCGGGCGTGCTCTGCCTCGAGGTCGGCGACTCGCGCCGAGATCGCGTCGATGTCGGCGTCGATCGCGGCTTTCGCGGCCCGCTTCTCGTCGACTGCGACCTGATCGGTCGTCTCGGCGTCGCGCAGCTGTTCGAGTTCGGCGGCGATGGCGTTGCGCTCTTCGAGCTTGGCGGCGATCTGGCCGCGCAGCTGAGCGATGATGTCGGGAAGGTTCACTTGTTGCTCCTCTTGAGAGATGGGGTTTGGGCCGTCTTCCGCTGTAGGCGCGAACGATCCGAGGCAGGCCGTGGCGAGCGAGGGTGTCCGGTTGCGAACGTGGGTCAGACGAGAACCCGGCGCCGGGTGTCGGCGTCGGAGATCAGTACGCGTCGAGCGATGTCGACGTCATCGAAGATCACGGGCGTGATCTTCGGCGAGGTGGCGGCACGGATGCCGGTCGAGGTGTGCGGGTTGGCGCCGAAGTTGACGGCAGACACGTCGCCGCGATCGATGTCGATCTCTTCGATGTGGTACTCGGTCCAGTCCGGCGACCACTGTCCCCGGACGATTCGGAACTTGAACGACGACTCGGCGAGGTCGCCGCGCTCCATCGCCTTCACCATGTCGGACACGTCGTGGCGGGTCGGGTCGACGGTGGCCTCGTAGAACAGGCCGTTCTCATCGGCACCCTTCACGATCGACAGCGCGAGCGTGTCGTTGCGGGTGTGTGCCATCGGGATACCGCCACCGGCGCCGTGATTCAAGGTGAACTCCACGAGCGGCGACGATCCGATCGTGAGGTCGAACGCCGAGGCCGACACCACCTCTGTGTAGGGTCCGAACATGTCGTACATCTCGTACGGGGTGTCGGTCACCGACGCGAACCCGGCGACGACTGGCGGTTTACCGCTGGCGGCGCGCACCTCGAACCGGCGCGCAACCCTGGCCGGTGACGGGGTGTCGGAGTCACCGGAATGGCGACGTTGCGATGGGCGGGCCGTCGCGTCGCGAGCGCCGAGCGCTCTCGCCTCTGCGGCATCGGTGAGGATGGTCATGCGGTCACTCCTTGAGGTTGCATCGCCGGCTTCGACAGTGCGTTGATCTCCGCGATCTGCTCCGGTGTGAACGGTGGCAGATCGTCCTTCTCGCGCACCTCGGACGGGGTGCGCTGCTTCGTCGTCAACAGCAGCCCGTTCAACTCGGCACGGGACTTCGGGTCCATCCGCAACACGACGGCGTCTGTGTTCAACTTCACGTAGCGCGGTGACGGCAGCAGCGTCGACAGGGCGCCTTCGCGGCGGGTGACTGCCGGGCCGAGATTCATGATCAACAGCTGCAAGTTGCGTTGCGTGATGTTCGCGTACGTGATCGACCCGGACGTCGAGTTCACGTCGACCATGTCACCGGGCACTCCGAGGAAGCGGCACATGTCCTGCGCCGTCATCTGCTGCGCCTCGATGAAACCGGACTCCGACGCCTTCGCGCCGAGCATCTGGTAATCCCAGTCCGAACCGGTCACGAACACGTCGCCGGTCTGCACCGACGTCTCGAACCGCTCCTTGACGGCTTCGGCCTCATCGTTGTCGAGCACCTGGTTGGTGTTCTTCAAGTGCGACGCCGGGACGGCCGAGCCTGCGAACCAGTCAGCTGCGAACTCCTGTGCCGACTTCGCCGACGACAACGTCAACGCCGCCGCCGCCAGCGGCGACAGCCCGACCGGCAGACCGGACACCGTGAACTGCTTCTCGTGCCAGATGTCTCGCGGCTCGTACAGCGTCCCACCGACACGAAACGCGGTGATGATTCCGGCCGACGTCTGAACCGACACCGTCTCCGCCGGCACCAGATCGATCCGAGCGGGCAGACCCAGACCGTCGCGCGCCGAGATGATCCCGAACGCGTTGCCGAACCTGTCGAGATCGATCTGCGACGAGTACAGCCACTCGACGATTCCAACGGTGGAGCCGCCGGGAGTTACGAGAACCGGCGGCGTCTTGAAGTTCACTGCTCGCGAATCGACGTTGCGATAGCAGTCGACGGGTGACGTGGAGATCAGGTCGGCACGCAGACGCAGGCAGGCCCACACGACGGAGTTCCGCATTGCGTCGTCGCTCGACACGGACACCGACCGCGAGGTTCTGCGGCGACGATTGTTGATCAGGTCGTGAGCTTCGGGCCACGATCCGCGGAACAGGAAGCTCACTGGCGCCGCCTACGTGGAGTCGACGGACGCGACATCGCCCACGACGCCACCAGGCAGCACGCCGCAGCGACCCCGATCGCTGCGGCGGGGCCGAATGCGACGAGAGCACAGAGAACGAGCAGTGCCAGGCCGGCGATGTCGAGCATCGTGGACAACATGCGACCTGCCTTTCTCAGAGAACCGATTGCAGGACGTCGTACGGCGCTTTTCCGGCCGGCACCCCACCGAGGGCCACTGTGACCGCAAGCAGCGGTGTGATCTCGACGGACGACTTGCGCTGCGACAACACCGACGCACCATCAGCGGACATCGACAACACCGCGCCGTTGACCGCCTTGTTCAGCGACGGCTGGTCGAGATGCACCAGTTGGCCGTTCGCGGCGGCGTCGAGCAGTTGCCCGGTCGCCTGCGCCACATCGGCCGACGACACCTCGACGACCTCGACGCCACGTTCACGCAACGGGGTGATGAACGCAGCCTCCGGACCAGACTTGTGAATCCGGATCGGGATCGGCTTCAAACCCCAGTAGTACAGGACACGCTCGACGATCCAGCCAGTGCCGACGCGATGATCCATCCACTCGACGTGCAGCTTGCCTTCCGACGTCCGACCAGCCTTGCCGAGCGACGCCCAACCGCGATCCGGTGCCACCGCGAGCGACCACTGCTGGGACTCGGCGATCGTGGAGCCTTCGAGCGCAAGATCGGGCCAGTTCGCCATGACGGTGGTCGTCTCGGCGCCCGGCTCGGCAGCCCACACGCACAGATACTCCTGAGCGAACCCGTCCGGGCCGAGCAGCCGGTACTCGCGTTCGAGGAAGTCGATCGACGTGCGGCCCGACACCAACCCCGGGATCGTCTCCCACCACAGGTCACGATTCGACGGGTCGACATCGACCAGCGTGACGCGTCCGTGATCGTCCACACTCCACGGTTGCGCCGAGTATCCGACGTAGCCGAACGCACCAGGCGACATCTTCGCCTGCTTGCGCAACGACCACCACCAGCCCGACTTGCCGTCAAGGCCACCGGTGCCGAGGGCGTTCAGCTGCGGGTTCGCCGAGACCGCCTGCGTCGGTGTGATCGAACGGAGGTGCTCGGGCTCGGCGTGCTGCGCCTCGTCCACCACGACCCGGTCGACCTCGTCGATGCCACGACCGCCGGCACCGGTACGGGTCCGATACCAGATGATGCCGCCGTTGCGCATCTCGATCATCTGCTGACCGGTGCCCTTCCACTCCCGCGCCTTCAAACGGCGCAGGTCGGGATGCTCCAGCAGCGACAACATGCGCGACTGCGTCTCGGTCGCCAACAGCACAGCGTCGTGGATCGTGTGCAGAATCCGCTCGGCACGCTGCGTCAAGCCCCACGACTCGACGACTTCGATCGAGTCGCCCTTGCCCGACTGGCGGCCCTTCTCGTGCCCGGTCACCGACGCCGCCCACAGACCGTCGGCACGCGTCGCCATCATCACGGCAACATCGAGACGCTGCCCCTCATCGAGCTTGCGACGGCGGTAGTGCTCCCACTGCTCTATGGCAGCGTCGGCCTCATCCAGACTTGCTGCGTCGACCGGCAGCGCCACCAGACTTGGTACGGGACGTACGGCGCTGGGCCAGCTGATCGACAAGCGCCACCTCCTGCGGACGTTCCAACGCTTCGAGCAGCTTGCGAATCATGCGACGCTCCTGCACCACAGCGGCAGCCCCCGAACCGAATGACCATGACAACGCATCGCCCAACGCGTCGTAGTCCGCCCGCAGATCAGCGACACGATCCACCGCGACCGACTCACCCAGCATCCGACGTCCACGAGCACACGCCGCAGCGTCGGAACCCGACGCCTTCGCCTTTGGATCACCCAGCGCCACGAGCACCGCTGCCAGCTTCGCGCCCAAAGCGGCGTAGTCGTCCACAGCGTCCGAATGCATGACCATCCACCCCCATGCATGAGAACACACAAATCGCAGCTTCCGGGGTTCGGGGGGCATGTCGCCCCTCAAAGAAATCGGCCATCTACCAGGGGCTATGCGCTTCCCGCTTGCGATTGCCTGCCGACGCTCCGCTTCCGCAGTTGCAGGGTCGACACGCCGGGCGCAGATCGCAACACCTCGACCCTCGAACGTGGCGATGATCCATCAACGCCGGGACGTGGTCGATGGTGGTCGCCTGTGCGTCGCAGTCGGGATACCAGCATCGGACATGTGGGTTCGCTGTGAGCCATGCCCGTGCTGCCCTGTATTCCGGATCGTTGTACGGACGCAGTCCGCTTCTGTGTCGCTTCACCTGCTGCTCCCGCTTCCGGGACCACCGACGATTCTGAGCTCGGCGGATCACCTGACAACGACGGCCTGCTGATCGGAGCCGGGGCTGTTGACGCAGCGCCCGGCTCACTTGTTGATGGCGACGACTGCGTCGCTCTGAACCTCCGGTGGCTCGACCTGCGAGATGCAGGGAGCCAGTCAACGAACGGTTAGGAGATTCGTACTACACGCTGGGGTTGCGTGTCAAGTACGGTCACCGCTTCTTCTTCGCCCGCTTCTCCTTGCGCTTCTTCTTGGCCAGCGACTCGGCTTCGGCGATCATGGCCCGAGTGGCGTGGCGTCCCTTCGACCATTCATGCAGGATCCTCGGTGTCGGGTCTGCGTCGTGCTTGCGGGCGAACGTGCCGCACGTCGTGCACAGCTTGCGGGCGCCATAGTTGTGCTGGTCGACGGCCACGGTGTCTCCCACTCTGGCGTGGATGCGGCAGCCGGCAGGCGCAACGGGGGCGGTCGGCTGATACTCCACGACGAGCGAACGGGCGTGAGCGACCAAACGGGACAGGTTGTCGAGCTTGCGTGCCGGGACGTCGTTCGCATCGGTCCGTAGACGCTTCGCTGCCCAACGCAACACGGCAAGCGAATGCGCCTCGTGGACAACCTCGACCGGAAGCCTCACGCCG